GTGATAGGCGAGGCGGAAAGCGTCTACATCTCGCGCTTGGTGATGGCCGCAAGCGTGGTGACGGATAATGTTTGGAACGCCATGAGCAAGGGAGCGCAGGACTGGTGCAACACGGCTGCGCAGAGAATAAATTCCGGGCTGGTGATGGATCTGAAGTGCCAAGGGTTTGCCGAGGATGGACCCGAGATTGACTGGTCCAGCCGGACGTATCCCATCGCAGATCATGTCGAAGAACTTCAGCCCGGGGATGAGGAACCCGACGACGACGACACCGCCCCCAAACCTCCACCGGTCAGGACCGACCTCATCCGCGCATGCGTCATCGAGCACCCAGAATGGCTGCACCCGCAGATTATGGCGTACCTCGGACCCGGTGCCAACCCCAACACGGTATCGACGGTGCGGAGTATCACGCTGGCGACCATGAACATTGCAAAGAGCCTCGGAAAGTGGAGGGACTGATGACCAAAGCTGAGTTGAAGGAAGAGCGCACGAAGTTCGGGCCGATGCTGAAAAACATCCGCATCAAGATATTCGAACCCGGCAATAAGAAGCACAAGGTCTACATCTTCCGTGCGGGCAAGCAGCGTCACTTCGTCGAAGCGGGCGTAACGGACATCCTGGGCAAGGTTGCGGCCGAGGTTGAAAAGATGCACCCCGAGCATGAGTACGGCATGGTGCAGGCTGGCAACGGGGATTACAACTTCATCTGCCGCGGCTACAAAGCGGTTGCGGATGAGGATCTTCTGGTTGCAGGAATGCGGCTGGGCGAAGTGGTGAGTGTGGAGGTTGGATCATGATGGTCTTCATCTTCGCGCTGGCGTTCGCCGTCATCGCAGCGTTTGCCGCCTACATCATAATCGCCGTCGGCATCTGCTTAGTAACCCTCGCCTTCCGCCGTGCGCACATCTCACCCTTTATCGGGTGGGGAGTTCTCTTCGCGGCGGTCGTGATCGCAACACTGTTTCGCCACTAGGACACTACAATGATCGAAGACTTTGAAATCGCCGTCATCTTCTCCTGTGGCCACAACGACTTTCGTCGGGCCATGAATGAGGAAGACGCGAAGGAGCACCGCCGCAGTGCATCGTCCATGCTGTGCTTCGAATGCCAGAAAGAATGGCACCGCAAGCACCGTCACCACCATCATGCAACCCCAACCCGCATCAGATTCACGGAGATCACCATGCTTGACACCGTAGGCGGCAACACTCTCGTTTACACCGGAGCACTTCCAGCCGGCGAGGAATTCCCCGCAGGAACAACCTTCATCGTCACGTCGAATGATCCGGCCGTCGTGCCGACCGTCGACGCCACCGGGCTCATTGTCGAAATCCCTTTGCCTACCGGCTGGGTGGAAAGCACCACCACTCCCCTGGTGATCGATTGGGCATCCGACACGTTCGTTCCCAACCCTTCGACGTCGCCATCGTCTCTGACGGCTTCGATCACCCCCAGCGCTCCGCCCCCTCCCCCCCCGCCTCCCCCCGCACTCACCCCAACCTCGATCGTCTTCACCCAGACGACCTAAGATCGCTTCACTAAGATGGTTATCAAGTAAGGTCCCGCCCACAAAGCGGGGCTTTATTTTTGCGATGTGATATATTTCTTTTCGAGCGAGCTATCTGAAACCAGAGGCCCGGATTCCAACTCCACCCGCAACGGTGGCAAGGGATTCGGGCCTTTCTCTTGCCCACAGGAGCGTAATGTCGGATTTCAACGTATTTCTGCCGATCAGCAAAGTGGACACCGAGAAGCGGATGGTGTGGGGTTACGCATCCACGCCCTCGAAGGATCAGCAAGGCGAGATCGTTACACTCGACGCCATCAAGGCTGCACTCCCCGATTACATGCAGTGGCGGAACATCCGCGAGATGCACACCAACTCCGCTGTTGGGTCCGCAGTCGAAGCGAGCATCGACGAAAAGGGGCTGTACATCGGAGCGAAGATTCGGGACGATGCGGCATGGGCGAAGTGCATCGAAACGTCAAAAGGCGCGAACGATCAGGTTTATCGTGGCTTCTCGATTGGTGGATCGAAGCTGCAAAAGGTGGGCGACACAATCAAGGAATTGCGGCTGACAGAGATAAGCCTGGTGGACCGGCCCGCGAATCCCGACTGCAAGATTGACTTCGCCAAGGGCGCTGTTGACCTCTTTGCCGAGGTGGACAAAGAGAACCAGCCGAGTAAACAAAACTTCTTAGAAAAAGCGCTTGACACGGTACGTGAACTCGCCAAGCTCGCCACAGGAACCGCGCCATCATTGGGCGAAGAGCCTTTGGTGAAGGGTGCGGACGCGAAACCGGCCTCCGAAGAACTCACCCCCGAAGAGCTGGCGGACATGACGCTGAAGCTGGCGGAGTGCGACTTCGAGAAGCGCGAGTTTAGCGAGAAGCAGCGCAAAGCTCTTGCGGCATCCGGCGCGGCAATGCCAGATGGTTCCTTCCCTATCGCGTCGACGAAGGATCTTGAGAACGCCATCCACGCCGCAGGCCGGGCTTCCGACTACGCCAAGGCAAAGGCTCACATCATCGCCCGCGCCAAGACTTTGAACGCAACACATCTGCTGCCTGCCGACTGGCCAGGTAGTACCAAACAGGAGAAAACCGTCATGGACGAACTACAGAAGCGCGTCTCGGAAGCACACAAGGGGCACATTGCCAAGGCCAAGCACCACCTCGCCAAGGCAATCGATGACCATGGCAAGGCTGTTGGCGCGTTCAACGACATGGCGAAGTGCATGGGGAAGGCCGAAGGCGGCGAAGAGCATGAGAAGCACATGCGCAAGCTCGGCAGCCACCTCGAGTCCATGGCCGATCATCACGATCTGGCGATGCACCACCTCGGTAAGGCCGAGGCCGGTTCGGGTTCGACGGCCAGCTCGACTTCCGATGCCTCCCTCAATCCGAAGGAAGGCTCTGAAGTCTCCCCGGTAACGCGCGAGTCGATCACGATTCATCCCCAGGTCACCATGACCGAGGGCCACGTTGCGGGCTCGGCGTACTCTGGCGCTGGCGATTCCCCGTACTCGGCTGCTGCTGTCGCAGATGCGGTGAAGAAGGCCGTGGATGCGGTAATGGCACCGGTGCAGGAGAAGCTGAGCAAGGTCACTGAAGAGAACGCCTTCATGAAGGGCCAGATGGCGGTACTGGAGCGCCAGCCCAGCGGCGCCCCCCGTCCCACGATGTTCGGTTCGCGCGGCAACGGCGGCGAAGACTTGCTCGGCACCCGCGACCCCGCCTCCGAAGCGAACAAGGTGATCGGCAAGGCGTATGCCAACATCCGCGAGGATGATCCGGACGGCGCCGCGGCTGAGATTTCCAAGATCATCGGCACGCGCGCTGCCAACCCGCGCCTCTTCGGCAAGTCGATGATGGATGCCGGGTACACCGGTTCTGTCGGCAAGAACTAACGAGTTTTGGGCACGTCAATGTAGTGAAAATCGCGGCGAAGCCGAAAGGAAAAAGTGATGAACGAACTGGAAAAGCTCCTCAGCAATAAGGCCTACATCGACTCGATCGCGTCCAAGGTCGCACAGATCAACAAGGCCGACACCTTCGATCAGTCGACCGGGCTTGTCTGGTTCGATCTTTCTCCGATCGTCCAACTGATGTTCCCCTTCAAGCAGTTGATTCCCCTGATTTCCAAGTTGCCCCGCGTCAAGGGTAACGGCGGAACGGGGCACAACTGGAAGCGCATCACGGGCATCAACGTGAACAACGTCTCGGTGGGTGTGTCGGAAGGCAACCGCGGGGGGGGCATCAATGTCACGCTGCAGAGCCAGAGCGCGAACTACAAGACCCTCGGCCTCGAAGGCAACGCATCGTGGGAAGCTCGCCTCGCTGCGCAGAACTTGCAGCCGGACGCGCTGGGCAACACCATCCAGGCAACGCTCCGCTCGGTGATGATTGGCGAAGAGCAGACGCTCATCGGCGGCAACGCTTCGACGGCGCTCGGCACGACCCCCACCCCCACCCTCGCGGCATCTGGAAGCGGTTCGGCGCTGACCAACGTTCCCTACTACGTCGTTTGCGTCGCTCTGGCGCACTCGGCATGGATCGCTGGTTCGCTGTCCAACGGCATTCCCGGCCAGATCACCAAGACCAACACCGATGGCTCGGTTGACGTCTTCGGCGGCGGCTCCGCACAGCCCTCGGCACAGGCTACCGTCACCCCGACGGCCGGCCAGATCATCACCGCCAGCGTCACCGCTGTTCCGAACGCCGTCGCTTACGCGTGGTACTTCGGCACCACGACCGCTGCGACCCGGCTGCAGGCAATCACTCAGTCCAACCAGGTCGTCTTCAAGTCGGCTCCTTCGACCACGAACCAGTTGATCACCGCTCTGCAGGTGAATGCGGCTTATCAAGACAACTCCACCAACGCGCTGGTGCCGGATGGCATCATCAGCCAGATGTACGGCAGCGTGTTTGGTTCGGCACCGGGAACTGCGATGCAGACCAACCCGAACTTCCCCTCGGTCGCCACCGGCACTCTTGCTCTGGCCGCGAGTGGTTCGCTGTCCTTCACCGCTGCCACCGGCAACACCGGACTGACCATCTCCGGCGTGAACGTGGCGGAGTTCGATGCGATCCTGCAGGCCGCGTACGACAAGTACAAGGTCGGATACGACAAGATCCTCATGAGCTCGGCGGACATCGTTTCGCAACTTGCCCCGCTGCTCGGCTCCGCAACCACCAACCTCTTCCGCATCATGTTCGAGGCGGACAACACCAATGGTCGCTTGATCGCAGGTCGCCGCATCACGAGCTACCTGAACAAGTACTACGGCAACACGCTGGACATCGAGATTCACCCGTACCTCCCGCCAGGGACGGTGATCTTCTGGTCCGACCGTGCTCCGTATGAGCTCAGCGGTGTGGCCAACATCCTCGAAGTCCACACGCGGATGGATTACACGCAGATCGACTGGCCGCCTCGGACCCGTCGGTACGAGTATGGAGTGTACGTCGACGAAGTCTTCGCCGGCTACTTCATGCCAGCGTTCGCCGTGCTCAGCAACTTGAACTCGCCGAACGGGACCGCAACGGTTTAATCGGCCCGAAGCATCAATCCAGAGGCAGCCGGGCTAACTGGTCCGGCTGCCTTCTTTCAGAGAGGGCAGGAATATGGCAACCATGCGGGCTCCCGAGGGAGTCACCCAAATATCGGTAGAACAGCAAGTCTTTCAGGTGAAGGAAGACGGCACCGTCGGTGTACCGGACAACTTCGTCGCGAAGCTCAAGGACATCGGCTTTCAGGAAATCGCTTCACGCATCGCCGTGACGGCTGAGGCCGCTGCTGCCATCGCCGCCGCCGCCGCCGCGCTCAACCTGCCCGACCCTGATTTGACGAAGGTGGTTGAGCCGACCCCTGAAGTCTCGAAGGCAGCCTTGTTCCCTGGAACGGAGTAGTCGATGCCCTATGCGGTGGATTTGACGACGCTGACGGACCTGAAGAATTACATCAGCCCAACGTTGGCCGCAACCACCGCATCGGATTCCATTCTGGCTAAAACCATCACCGCAGTCTCCTCCGGCATCAATCGTTACTTGGCACGGACGCTGGCGGTGAGCGCGCGGAGTGAAGTGCGCAACGGGAATGGACGCGACTCCATCCGCACGCTGGTCTATCCCATCCTCGGAGTGACGTCGGCTGTCATCTCCTCCGGGCCCGGCGTCCCCGGCCAAACCATCAACCCCACCTCTGGTCCACCAAGTGGCCCCTACCTCACCAATGACAACTGGTTCATCTATCTGCGCGGCGCCGATTTCTGCGAAGGCCGGCAGAACATCACACTCAACTACACGGCGGGATTCATCACCCCAGGCCAACTGCAGGTGCTCGCGCTTGCGGGCTGGGTGGCAAGTTCCAACGTTGCGCAGAATCAGCAAGTGCAGGTTGTGGGCTACTACTACACGGCCATCAACACCGGCACCACAGGCGCATCCGCTCCAACATGGGGCACGATTCGCAATTCGATCACCGTCGACAATGGCGTTAGCTGGCTCTGCAACGGGCCTATCCCCGTCCTCACGCCCACGGCCAACATCATCGACGGCGACTTCCAGCAAGCGTGCATGCAGCAGTCGGCGCTCCTGTTCAAGAATCGGACTCGGGTCGGAGACACCGGAAGCGGCGTCGGGCCGGATCGCGTCAACTACTTCCTCAAGGGTGCGCACCCCTCCACAATCGACCTTATCAACCCTCACAGAGAAGTCTTCCCAATCGACGGCATGGGCCCGGTCTAACGCATGAACATCACCCTCCAAGGCGGACAGAAACTCTCGGCGAAGCTCAGCAGCATTGGGCCAGCCATTCGCGCCAACGCGCGCAAAGAGCTTCCGTACATTGGAGAGCACCTTGCCACCTACGGGCGGGAGCATTACGAGGACAGCGGGCTGCATGTGCGCAGCGGCGATCTTCGCCGGTCGATGGCCGCGATGGCGGTGGAGGAAGACTCGCACGGCATCCGCGGGGGAATGGTTGCAGGCCAGGGCCTTCCGTATGCGCCCATCCATGAGCACGGTGGAACCATCGTCCCAAAGAATGGAACCTACCTCACAATCCCCATCGGCGAAGCGCTGACGGATGCCGGTGTTGCGCGGTTCGGCGCATTGGATGCCGAAGCGGAAGGCTACAAGACCTTCGTGCGAAACAATATTATCTTCGGCGTGAAGGATGGGCAGTTGTTCCCGCTCTTTATTCTGGTGACGTCGGTGACGATTCCGGCGCGGCCGTTCGTCGGCCCAACGCTTGACGCGAACCGCGATTGGATCGAGGATCGCATTCAGAAGAATATCGTCAAGCCAAGCCTTGCGGGGGGTGCATAGTGGGTGTACCCGTAGGACGCGAGGCCATCTATTCCGCATTCTTCACGCAGCTCAACGCCGCGCTGTTGCAGGTGAACGGCGGCCCATTCAACTACAGCGGACGCCGCCCGGTTCCCGACACTCAGCTTGCAGAGGAGCAGTACCCGGCATTCTTCCTGCTCGAGGCTGGCGAGATGTACGATCGCAGCCGCCTATTCGCCCCGGCGAAGGTAACGCTGATGGCCAACCTCTCCGTCGTCACCCTGCAAGGCGAAGTGCCCGACGAGACGAACGTCACGAACCTCAACAACCTCGCCGATACGGTCGAGAGCGCCATTCAGGATTTAGCCGGACCCACGGCGCAGTTGACGCTCAACGGTCTCGTGCAGGAATGCTGGATCAACCACCGCACGCTTGTCATCACTGGTTCCTACCCCCAGAGAACGAGCAAGCAGAACTTTATGATCGAAATGATACTTCCGCACTCGAGGTGAGAAATGTTTGGACTCGTCAACAACGAACGCTACGGCGCACTCGACAAGCACGCAACCAGCTGCCCCTGCCAGCGGTGCGTGATCAGCAAGCGCGACACCGCCCCGCACGCGGAGAAGCAGCACCTGGCGGAAGCCAAGGCCATGATTCACAACAATCTGGCGTCGGATCACAGCCGCGCGGTTTGGGACGAGAACTCGAAGAGCATGCCGGTGGAGACGAAGGCGAAGCATCTCGAGGCCGCGGGAACTCACCGGATGGCCGCTGACCACTTTTCCGATGCAGCGCGGTCCTACCGTGATGGTTTGCCGAAGGGTGCAGCGGAGCACGAAAAGATTGCAGAAGAGGCAGGCGAGCGCGGAAACAAGTTGAGCGAGAAGTTGAAGGGATAACGAGTGCCTTTACCGACCTACGGAGCTTTACCGACGGTGATCGACCCCACAGCATGGGGTGGCCGGACGATTACGCCTCCGAAGGGTCTGCTGACGGTGGACAGCATCCAGAACCAGGTTGCAGCGCAGCTCACCGACTTCTTTGCGAACGTGCAGTCTCCGGCGCTCCAAATTCCCGTCTACGTGTTCCCGAACTTCGACCGCGATACGTGGTGGGCGAGCTCGGCCATCGCCTTTGTGCTCATCTCTTACCGCAGCACCACTCTCGGCAAGCCAATCTCCACCTCCGCCATGCTTCAGGAGCGGACCTTGCAGTTTGAGTTGCATGTGGAGGCGCGCACTACCGCATGGGCTCTCTCGGGTGCCGGATCGGTCTACGCGCTCATCGACGCAATCGAAGCGGCGCTCACCGGATTCCCACCCACCGGCTGCCGCAACGCCTACTTCACCGACGAACGGTTTGGTGAGCAGGACTCGCAGGGCAAAGTTTGGCTTTACGATATGACGCTGAATGTAGTCACGGTGCGTCCGAAGCC